ATGAACATCCGTCACCTTACGGCGACGGAAGCCCTGGAAAGCACCTTCAGGAATCCTCCCTAACTCCAAGCTTGTTATCAAGTCTTGGTGATAGAGAGGAAGGGTGGCCGTGAAAAACGACTCACCTTCTGCTTTCACTCGCTTCAGGACGGTCTTTCTGTCCTGAATGGTGCTGACCGAGCATTCTCTCCCGATTTCATCGAGTAGAGAAAGCCAGATCTCACTTCGGCTTTTCATGGTTGCCTCCTTTCAGAGGTCGCGCCAGTCCGAAGCGATGCACATTTCTCCTCCAGGCGCCGCTGGTCTATTGACCTGGCGTACGCCCTTCACGACTCATGATTCACCAACTTAGTTTGATTGCCGGCGATAGCCAGCCAATCAATCAACGCTTTCGCGTTGTTAGTGACCTCTGCTGTCGAGAACCCCTGAGGGGGAACATCAACAACGAGGTAGCAAGACATCGAGTAAGGCCTGTTCGTGCTTGGCACGAGCGGGTCAGCCGATGTTTTGCTAACGTCGAGTCGTACCGTCGAGCGGTTCCGGCGTGCTAAAGCGTGCGAAACGCTTAGCACAAGGCCATCCGCGGTGCTTTCAAAAGCACCGTGGTGGTCACCGGATTCAGTACGGGCCAAACTCTTGGCTACCGTATTGACCGTGACGGTCTGAGGATCTGTGTACATCACGAGACTTTCTGGCAGATTGCTCCCAAACGGGAACATGGACCTAGCAGGCTGTTGCCTACCAGGCTAAACGCCCTCGACTTAAGCCGAGGGCTGCCAGGATCGACAGCTGAAATGAGCTAAGCCCATCCCAGGTCAATCCAAAACCGAACGGATTGGCTCTTTGCCGCTGTCTAGTACGTTTATTAACCGCACTAAACAGTGTAACAGGGCGCCAGTTATTGCCTGAATCACGATATGCACAATCGAGTGAATACTCGGTGTACACTGTGGTATCAGACATAACATAGCCCCATGGCATGGTTAGTCCTCCTTGCGTGAACGCATTCAGGTTATGAATGACGTCTCCTGCATTAGAGAACCAATCAAAGAGCCACGACCACGGTGTCAACTCCCACGCAGTATCTAGTCCTGGATTAATGCCATAGGCCTTATCCAAGATCTGAATATTGCGTAAGAACGCGTCAGCGGGTAGGTAGTACGTAAACGCACCACTAAACCACCTATGCGTTACCGTTCTCACGGTAGTTGTCAACGTCCCGGTTTGCATCTGCTGTCCCGTTGGCCCTATCCCAGATAATGAGATTGGGGCCTGATTGGAGGCAGTAGACACGGATGATGTCTCCGTTATACCGAAGTCATACGTCCGTCTGACTAATCGTCCACTATCGCGAACGTATTGATCCTTAATAGAATCAAAGTTCCTGATGCTGTTGATGAAATCCGAACCATCAGAAATGGTCGGAGCCCATCCAAACTGCATATTCAGGTACTCCGAGCCGAGATTACCATCCTGCCTACCAGGCAGTGATGGAAGCCCGTCACGGTACAGTTCGCCAAGAGCGGTCGATAAATCAGAAGCCGGGTTGGTGGGTTCTACTCTACTGATGGCAGTCGCGCCTAAGGCGTTCATGACATCAGCGTTTAGTAGAACTGGAGTAAGTCCTCTAATCCAAATCAGATTATTGGACAAAGCCTCCGCTTGAGTATGTGCAGCTAAAGTTGCCACCTCTTGCGAAGCGCACAAAAGCCCACTATAAATTTGCCAGGCATTGCCTGACACTTGAAAGTAGGCTTTCA